TGCATTCAAATTGCCCAACTTAAGAACAGTCTGTTTACCTTCAGACATTGCTTTAAGTCCTCTGGTAATTTTACGTGTTACGAAAGTTTCTCCTCTCCTAGGAGATTCGTGATTAAAAAGAATTCCCGAGCAAGCATAAATTCCATATGCTTCCCGATAGTTTTTGGTTGTCCAATATGCATAAAGTTTGGCACAACCATAAGGAGACCTAGGATAGAATGATGTAGTTTCTTTTTGAGGAATTTCTTGAACTTTACCAAACATTTCAGAAGTGGATGCTTGATAAATGCGAACTTTATTTTCCATACCAAGAAGACGAACTGCTTCAAGAACACGGAGAGTTCCTAGAGCATCAACTTGTCCCGTATATTCTGGAGTTTCAAATGACACCTTTACATGACTTTGAGCACCAAGATTATAAATCTCATCAGGTTGAACATCCTGAATCACCCTAATGACATTTGTGGAATCACTTAAATCACCATAATGAAGTTTGATTCTATTAAAAATATGATCAATTCTATCAGTGTTAATTAGAGATGATCGTCGGATGACTCCATGAACTTCATATCCTTTTTCTAAAAGGAATTCTGAAAGATAAGAACCATCCTGACCAGTGATTCCTGTTATTAGTGCTTTTTTCATCTTTTATATTCAAGAATATTGTTTTAAAAATGAGAATAGTTCCTCATAATTTTTATGCTCTTTGTGGAATCTAAAAACTTTTCTATCTCTTTTCCCCAAGATCGTGTCACAAAACTGCGTTCTATTTTGGATGCGGTCATCACCAACAATAATTTGATTGGTTTTACAATAGTACGCCGCCAAATCCCCAGGACTTGTTCCCGTATTAATAAAGTTTTTAGAGTCATCAATGACAGTTAATAGTAATCTTACATCCAAAAACCCAGTCATGTCAAGGTAATGGATATATTCATTATCAACCACAGGAAATTTAACAAGGTCATTAATAACAACTAAATGTGTTTGATTTTTGATATGAAAATCAACTACCTTTGCATAAATGTCAAACTCAACACTTCCAAACCCAAGATCCCCTGACGTTCCATCTTTTCCAACAAGATAATCATTGATGTTTGCAGATCCATAATTTCTTGTCTTCCAACTATTTTTGACAAAAAAAGTATTATAATTTTCAATACTTAATCCGTCTGTTCTCTTAAAGTTTGGATTCCAAAGATCAAAATCATATGCTTGAACACCTTGCTCATAATATTTGCACGAAGGAAAATACCAAGTTCCATCTAGTCCTTCAGCATACTTATAACCAGGACCAGGAGGCCAACCAAGTTTCCAGTGAAGATCTTTGCCGATTGGATACAAAATATTTCTAAACTCATATCCAGAAAATGCATCTTCATACGCATCTTCATCAAAGTTGCGTAAGGTATACCAAAAAGCAATTCCCCTATCAGGAATAGTTTTGAAATTATTTAAAAGAAGTTCTGTTTCTTGACTATCTTTGTATGCTTTTGTTGTATCAATGAACCCCTCTAGGGTAACAAGAATATCTACATATTGCTCATAAAATATTTCCTGTCCAGGAAAACAAAATGCAATTCTAGGACCTTTTGCTTGTTTAAAAAAGTCTGCGAATAACTCATTAAAAAATGTTGGATAAAATCCATATTCAGTCCAAACATAATTTACTAAAGAGTATTCTTCAGTATTAATAGTATTCAAGATACCTTTAATTTCATCTATAGACTTTACTTTTAAATACTTTGTTCTTTCACTCATAAAAATTACCTTGACTGAATAAAAAGATTTTCGCCATTATCAAACCAAAACTTCTCATAATTTATTTTTTCTATGAGTCTATCTAATTCTTCCATAGAATGTCCACATTGACTCATATTTCCCGCATTGTATTCCAATAAAATTTTTGGTTTATATTTTTTAATTGTTTCAATTCCTCCCATAATTATATCATATTCTGAACCTTCTGTATCCATTTTAATTAAATCTATTCTAGTGTTCAAAAATAAATTATCAATGGTATCGATTTTTATTGGATGATTTATAGATTCGCTTTCAGAAAATCTTTTCACATTCGTACCAATAGTATTCAACCCTCTATGAGTTGGACATATTTTTAAAACACTATCGCCAATTTTATTACCAAGTGCTTCTTCATATAAAATTACATTATCAATATTATTAACTTTTAAATTTTCTTTTAACAAAGAAAAATTAAATGGGTCAGGTTCAAATAAATGCCATTTTGTAGTTGGATAATATTTTGCAGCAAGTGAAAAAGTTCCTGTATTTGCTCCAATATCTAATATAACAAAATTATCTTGAATTTGTTCTGCAAACTTTTGGATAACATCAAGTTCCCAAACAAAATGCGTATCCCATTTGTTATCCTTTGATGGATGCACCCAGGAAGAATTTAAGTATAATGCTCTATCAGATACTGCAATTTTTGTTGAATTTATATATGAAAAATATACTAAATTCATACGTTGACAATGAAAACAGGTTCTGTGATATATTTTTTATCATCAACAAATTGAGCGTTTTCACCATACTTATCAAGAAGTTCATCACAAACTTGAGGTGTTACTCTAACATCATTGCGAATATAAACTTTATATCCCATATCAAGTAGGTCCTTACATAGACGATACTGCTGACTTTCAGTTAAGATATCAGTATTTTTCTTATAGGTGATTGAGTCAAAATAGAATGGAAGATTTTTGCTATTTACTTTGACATAAAAATCACACACAAATTTGGCGTGTTGGTTATTAATCTCGTCAGTAACGTGACCTAGATTATATTCCAAACCAAGATTCTTTGCAAATGCCGCAAAGGCTCTGTTGTCTCTTGGAAGACAGGGGCCGCCATATCCAAAACCATATCCAAGATATTTTCTACCAATCCTACTATCAGTTCCAATCGCAGTTAGCACACCAGACACTTCATCTCCACATCCAGAGAGATGTAGAACATCGCCAAGCATATTTGCGTAACTGATTTTGGTTGTTAAGAAACAATTTACACCAATCTTTGTAATCTCTGCAGCAGTAGTTGACATACTGCAAACAATTGCTCTTGTGGTTTGAATTTTTTGATACAATGATTTAATATCATGAATGATTTTATCATTATCCTCATGAGGATTAGAACCAAGGAGAACCATATCGGCAGTTCTTAAATCATTGATAATCGATCCTTGAGCAATAAACTCTGGATTATAAAAAACTTTAATGTTTCTAGGAAGTTTTTCTTTGAATTTATCACAGTCTCCAGGATTAACAGTACATCCAACTACAAAATATTTCGTGGTTGTAATATCAGAAAAATCCTCTACAACATTGTAAACAGACGAAACATCATAAGATCCATCTTCTTTAGATGGAGTAGCAACAAGAGTATAGATTAAATCACACTCATTGATTACTTCTTTATTATTTGTAGTTGCTCTAAAGTTCTTCGCAGTTCTTAAAAGGTTTTCAACTTCAGGTTCGTTCGTAACAATTTTTCTATTATTCAAATCGTTAACATAGTCTTCCCTAATGTCAGAAACAAGAACATCATATCCTGCTGCTTCACAAAGAAGAGCAAAACAAATTCCCAGTCTACCTGCACCAATTACTCCAACTTTCATATTCACGCTCCTATGTGTTTAAATTTAATGTGAGAATTCTGTAAAGTTATAATTTGCTTTAATAGCATTATGTACGAATGAGCCATTTATAAAATTATCTCTTACAACCTTTTGATTGCTATTTAATAAAGAAGCAACCCAAGAAAAAGAACTATTTGACATTATAAGAAGGTCTGCATTGGACATATGATATAAATCACTTACTGGATGATCATCAATATGAAGTTGAACATCAAAAATATCTGTTTTCAACTCTACAAACTCTTGAAAATTTGTTGTAAAACCTTGAGAGTGAATATGGAGAGTTGATTTTTGTTCTTTTGCGTTTTCCTTTAAAAAATTTATAAGATTAAGATATCTATTGAAGTCTTTTTCAAAATTATATTTTTCTCTGTAAGGAGAAACTACTTCTGAAGGAATGTCATTTGGATTTGCTGTTCTAATATGCAAAGAGATATTGATATTAGAATCAAAATATTTTTTACCAGTAAAGATTAGATTATCTTTAATTTTATCAATTCTTTCTTTGGTAAAAATTTTAGATGTATTTTGACTGCAAATACCTTCTACTTGCCTATGGCAATTTGATAGGTTTATCAAAATTCTTTTTTTGTTATTTTTATTACTTTCAATAAAAGAAAACAAATTATCATTTACTTCAGTAAAATCAATAACTTCATCCCACTCTTCAGTAATGTTCGGAAAGTTGAAAAAAGTATCAATTAATGCAATATATTCTTGTTCAGAATAACCACTATAAGCATGATGTGCAAAATTTGTTGATCCAGGATAAGTAAAATCCACTCCAAGAAAATCAGTTAAGAATTCCAAGAGCAGATGATACTGCATCATAGAACCTATTCCTTCAGTACCAAATCCATCTATAGCAGGTACTTTCTTTTTCCAACTTTCATCAGAAACTTTATTACTTAAAGTGAGGCAAACACTCATAGTTTAAATGTAGGAATTGAAATCATTTTATGTTTGTTTTGATTATGAAACTTCTGATAGATGTTGATTGCATGAGTTTGCTCTTCATTCAAGAACATAGGATCTTCAGAAAGGCCCTTCTCCATCACCCACTCAAGCATTTCGTAGGATGTTCCAATCTGATCTTCATCAGTTCTTCCATCATCCCATAATCCATCGGTAGGAGAGGCATCAATAATACGTTGATCTACACCAAAGTGCCTACCAAGTTCCCATACTTCAGTCTTATACAGATCTGCGATGGGAGCGATATCAATACCACCATCACCATATTTAGTATAAAATCCTACACCATAATCTTCAACTTTATTGCCTGTACCGACGACAATACCGCCAACAGAAGTTGCAACCTGATAAAGAGTAACCATACGAAGACGTGATCTACTATTTGCAAGCGCAAGTTCATCATTATCAAATCCCTTTAAAGAGGACTTAAAAGTATCAAAAGTTTCGGTTAGATCAAATTTGTTGACAAAGACATTATCAAAGTTTGACTGCAACCATTCAAGATGTGTATCAGAAAGAGTTTCTTGTTCTTCTTTCTGATGTATTGGCATTCCGAGAGCATAAACTGGAAGACCAGTTTTAGCAGCAAGAGTTGAAGAAACGGCAGAATCAATTCCACCAGAAACACCAATCACAAATGCTTTGATGTTAAATTGTTGAGTATAGTCTTTTAACCAAGAAACAATACGGTCTTCAAGTTCTGAATAATTAGAAATACGGTTCATTTTTTTCAATAAATTTAAATCAATTATAACACAAAAAAGAAATTACACAACCCTACCATAACTATCTTCAAGTCTTACAATGTCGTTTTCATCACAAGAACCACGTTGAACTTCAATAAATTTTAATCCACTTTTTCCAGCAGTTGCTCTATGAATGCTTGTAGGTTCGATATGAATTCTATCTCCAACAATACAAGACTTTACTTCACTACCATTTTGAACGATTCCATCACCTTCTACAATAACCCAATCCTCAAATCTAGAATTGTGATATTGTAAAGAAAGACTTGCTTCAGGATTTACTTCTATACATTTTACTTTGTATTGATTTCCTTCTTGAAGAATCGTAAATCTTCCCCAAGGTCTTTCTTCAGTATACATCAGACTTTAATATTAAGGTTGGATAGAATAGGATAATCAGTCTTTACATAGTTGATTTTAATATCTTTAAATCCTTCACTAAACTTTTCAACAATCTCAGACTTAACTCCATTGCGAGTTCCATTCAAGTCTCTAACCAAAAGAGCCAGTTTACCAATTTCAGTTAGAGGCAGATCATTAACATCTACGATTGGACCTGTTCCATTTTTTGAATCCATCAACTTACGCATCTGTGTTTCATAATTCCACAGAGTGCCATTGATTTCGTACATGCGTTCGATGTATGGTGCAACAGCATCCGAATCATATTCTTCAATTTCACCTTTGTAAGCGTTTAGTTCATCAGTCACATCTTCATTGGTACGCTCACTTTTCAGTTTAGTAATAGTGTACCGATCAATAATTTCAGAAATTGGCATTTTCATATTTGACACCTCAATTTAATTTGGAATGTATACAGGGGTATTTTTTAAAAAAGGAATGTGCTTAACGTTATCATAGTGAATACCTTGGTACATATGATATTTTTCAGCACGAATATTTAGTTTATCTATAAGGTAAGGAACTGAAGTATGAACAGTGTGTATTTCCTGTGCATTTTCAATAACTTTACACCAATCAAATAGAGAAAAATCTTTTAGAATTTCTAGATTGATTATTGGAAGATCAAACTCTGGAAAAACCAAGTCATTATTTTTCCTATTATCAGTATTTGCATACTTGTTTACAAATACGTATTTTGAATCATCCGTTAATTCAAGTACATTATAATACAAATCATTTTCTTTGTCTATATTGCGATTGAATTTAAATCCTTCAGACCAATCATTCCAGTCCAAATGTTGAAGAAGATACTTTGAGTGCATAACCATACAAGTATCATCTTCAGGAACTCCATAATCATTTCCCCAAAAATGAGTGTTCATCAGTCCAAGATAAACAAACTGTGGAGCAACAATAATCATATCTTGTCCATAATATTCCTTTCCAGGAAAATCATCATTCTCTGAACAGAATTGAATATCTGGGATATAGTCTTTAATCCAAAGAAGTTTTTCTTTTAATGGCCAAACTACAGTATATCCCATTGAAAGATACTTTCTTGCTACGTATTGAAGAAAGAAAACATCTCCTACACCAGCGTGCTGGCAAACTAAACAAATTTTCATCTTTTTAAATAAAATAATTTTCCCAGATAAAGTCTTCTAAAATTTCCATCTTCTTTGCTCTCTCAAGATTATCCTTGATGGCGTCCATTTTTTCGTAATATATGTCTTCAGAAACTTCAAACTCTTCACTTAAATTAATAATTCCATTTGTGTTAAAGTGATTACCAATGTCTGGAGCTCCAAGATAAACTGGAATAGTTCCTGTAGCGAAACAATCTAAAAGTTTTTCTGTAAAGTAAGTTTCATATTGCCCATTCTCAATTGCTACAGAGAACATGTAATCGCATAGTCCATCTTCTTTATTAGCAATTTCATTAAAACCACGACCATAGAGATCTACTTGATCTCCAATTCTTTCAACCCATTCAAGTCTTTTAAGATGACCTTCACACATACGTTTGTTAGAAGAGATCATAGAAATCATTTTTGATTTCTCATAAACCTTTGGTTCTTTAATCCAAAAACCTTGAGCAGGAACCCACTTAAATTTGTCGCCAAGATCAAGCAATCTTTTATCGTGAGTGAAAATAACCTCATAAGTATTCTCAACCAACTCACGATTTTGAATAATACTTTCTACAAGACCTGGTTTGATAAATTTTGATTCCAATAACCAAAGATATTTGGATCCAGACCTTTTATCATTAACACCATCATTAATAGTATCATCAATGTAAAAAGTTGCTTCGCCTCCATCTTGAACCCATTCAATGTACTGGGATTCTTTTCCATGCACAGAATATCCTTTATTGCCATTTGTAAGGTGAGTGAAAGTATTTCCTACCAGATTAAATTTTGTTTTCATATTATTAATTACCATTAGCCTTACAAAAAGTATCAAAAGGAATTTCTGGATTCATACACAGAGCACCAAGAAACATATTGCTACTGCTACCTATTACATAATCAGTTTTACTTGACAAAATAACGTCTAACATTGCATTTTGATACTCAATTTCATATTCTTCATCCGTCATTGGAGTATGTGCGTATCTACCACCTTTCCAATCAATATCAAGATCGAATCTTTCTCTTTCAGTATAAATGCACTTGTCTCCAAAAATTTCTTTGAATTTATCTAGAAAGGGTCCGACTTGAGTTGTCAAAAGAATGGCATCATAATCATCAATTTTATTTTTAACAGTCTCAATAGCGTGTTTAAGAACATCAGGTCCACCCCATTTGTAACCCTCTGTCACACCAACATAATGTTCTGATTGTCTCAACATCAGGCACATTACTTTTTTACCTTCAATTATTCTTTCTTCCTCTTCTACTTTTTTACGAAACTCATCCGTAAATTTAAATTTATTCCAATGTTTATTGAATGCTTTTCTTGTTAGATTTAAATACTCAATATCCTCATATTGTTCTTTAAGTCCACCTCTACCTTCATATTTCAAAGAGTCTGGATTGTTTTTTATCCAGTCCTTTACTTCAACTGGATAAGTTTCAAAATAAGTAAACTGTGAAGGATACTCTTTTGCAGTGTATTCATTTTTTTCAAAAAATTTATGAAGTAAGTTCTCTCCCAAAACTTCCTCAAAATTATTAACTTGAGAAGAATCAACCCACCTATAATTAGTGTAACTATTTCCAGGATAGTGAGTTTTATTTCTTGCGTGTAACCACACGTCTATTTCGTTTTCGGGGTTTTCTGCAACTTCCATCCACGAAAGGTGTGCCAAAAATCCACTAAAAGTGCCTGCACAATTTCCAGAAATTATATTCATTAAGCAATAACTTAAACGTCTTTTATATATTATACAAAAAAAGAGGGGTTGTGTAAACCCCTCTTTAAAAATTCAGGCTCGCCACCAATTCTTTGACTGGAAATTGGAAACCAGGCGGGAGAGAGTCCCATCCGCACCACTTGCTCTTTAGAGAAGCAAGAAACTCATAGGGGTCATTTGACTCCACCACTTGGTTTTAAGAAACCAAGAAAAGTTGGGTTAACTTTGATATCTCGGTAATACCAAAGAATGCACATAAGAATAATACATCCCAAAGTTTAAGTTTAATAGCAAAAGGAATTGTGAGTAAACCACCAATAACTTTTATCATTAAACCGTATTTAAATTCTCCCCACAACATAGTTTGATAACCAATTATGAGGAGAATGTTTCCAATCCACCGAAGCAAATCAGATTTAGACATAAGGGGTTTTGCTCCCGACCAGTGCTGTTAAAGTCCATCCGTGACTATTTACTCATCATCGTCTCTCACATAACATGGAACGCGATCTGGATCTAACCATTTTGCATACTCAATATCTTCCATTGCAGTAGAACATTGTAGCACATTATCAAAAAGATAAATGTCATTCCAACGTTTAGTGTATTCATTTTGTTTTTGCAAACGGTAATCAGGTTTACCGTTGATCTCAAGAATACCAACTTCTACGAAGCGATATCCTTCACGCTCCAAAAGAACTTTAGGAAGTCGTGTTGTCATGCAACCTCAACTGATTCAAGATCGGCAAGAACATATTCCATAAGCATTTCATAATCATCCAAAGGATCACCAGAAAATACTACACCTTCGTTCTCATAGAAACGGCGAACCTTTTTATAAAGTTTCGGATTCTTTACATCAAGGTAGAAGTCACCGTTTGCTGCGCCACGGAGGGTTTGAACGTCTTTCTTGAATTTTGCTGTGAGAGTCATTGTTTTGAATGTTGACCTTAGTATTATAAGGGTTTGACAGGGATTCTGTCAAGTGCTCCTTGAGGGGATCGAACCCACCTTAGCCGAATTATGAGTTCGGTGCATTCGCCAGATTGCTAAAGGAGCAAGGTAGGAGTACTGGGAGTTGAACCCAGACTACCCCGTTATAAGCAGGGCGCTCTAACCATTAAGCTATACTCCCAAAAAAGTCACGAACCTTCTTCGTGGTCTGTGTGGAGTCGTATCAGTTCATCATCCACATCAGATTCTACTGCAAACTTTATGGTTTCATTGTATGGAACTATTACTGCGTTTCTTTCTCCATCAGTAATGATAAATGATTCGCCATTCTCTACTCTTTCTATTAGGTTGTCAAAATCTTCTTGAAACTCTTTAACTGTAAATTTTTGGAGTTCTGAAAGTTCTTGCATTTTTTTAGACCATCGTAGTAATGTTTTCTTTTACCAAGTTCAAATAATCATACAATTCTTCATCTGTATTATTATTTAAGTCATTCATTTGAATACATATTCGAAAATCTTTTGTCTTAAGTTTGTCTTCTATTACCCAAGTGTAATAAAATGATTTAAAATGATGGCACATTATGTCAAAATTTATTTTTTCTAAAAAATTTTTTTGCAATTCTAGATAATTTTTTTTAGTAGGATGATATTCTTTTATTCGATAATATTCTTCAGAAAACCACTTCATATGTTCAAAGATACGTTTCGATGCAACACTTATGTCTTTGATTGTTTTTGAATACTTCAAATAACAATAGTTGGTAAGCAAGGATTCTGCAAATACAGCATTATACTCTGAAACTTGATTGATCATATGAGTGTAATCCCACTCTAATTTTCCATTGAATCCACATATAAAATGTGCAATGTCATGACATGCTCGTGTTGGTGGTGGTTTTTTATTTTCTTTAAATTCTACTCTACCATCCTCATATGTCAACTCACTATAAACTTTTCCATGATCCCAAATCCAATTTACTTTTGATAGTTTTTTCATTAAAAATTTTTGATTTCTAGTCGGGGTGACAGGATTCGAACCTGCGACCTATTGCTCCCAAAGCAACCGCGCTACCAAACTGCGCTACACCCCGTTACTTGTTTTTGTGTATGTACATAATACCAGCAAATGGTATGATTGTCAACCCACATCCACATAGAAAAAGAAAGAGAGGACTTGCTGCTAGTGTCTCAACGAGATGAAAAATCATCTTCCTCTCCAGTTCTTGTATTCATAATACATGTATTGGTCTGCTTCGTCAAGTCCTTGTAGTGGTGCATTATCTGTCCAAGTAGACCATTCTTTGCAAAACTGTTTAATATCTATATTGTTTGCAATACCATGTCCATACATTCTCACAAAAGCAGACATTGCAAAATTATATCTTTGTCTATTGGGGGTATGCATTATTAAGTCCCCAACAAATCCAAAAGCCAATAGTAGAGCAATATATTACTGCTAGTGTTAAGAGTGTTTTAGTCATCTTCTTCGTCTTCGTAAGTTGATGGTTCTTCAAAAAGTTCATCCATTTTCTGCTGGAGAACTCTTTGGTATAGTTCTTGTAAGTCTTCTTCTGTGAATCTTACCATTCTCTCTATAAGGATATTTTTAACCAGGGTAATAGAGGAGGAACCACACCAACTAATCTTAAAAGTCCCTCAGCAAATAAAGCAAGAACCACCCAACCGACGCACATACTAATGATAGAAGCATTACGGTTGTGTCGTCGTATTGCTGCATCGATCATCTCCTGAACTTCAGAACGTGTAATAAACTCTTCTTGTTCGTGCATCATTTCTCGTCTCCAAGAAACTTTGCGAGAGGATCTCTTTTAGTTTTTACAATCTCACATGCTCTTTTGTAAAACATATTATCAGTGTTACCAGAAGTTTCAAAGGTTGCTTTGATCTTCACCCAATTATCATAGGTGTGTTGATCCATGGGTTTGTCCCTGTGATACTACTATATACTAATCACAAGCACTCCAAAGTCAACATTTGTGTTCATTTAGTAACACTGTTGAAGAGAATATTAAATTTGTAACTTTTCTAAACGGAAAGGGTGGGATTCGAACCCACGGATGCTTTCACATCGCTAGTTTTCAAGACTAGAGCCTTCAACCACTCGACCACCTTTCCAGTGGGAGGTTCAACGAACCTCAAAATCCAAACGACGAACTTTACGTTGTCTACGTGCTTCTTGCCAAGCAATATCTTGAGAAGTCAACACGTTTGTTTTTGAATTTTCTTTTAAAGAGTTTAACATAACAATGCGAGATAAGTCAACAGCTGAAACTTTATCTCCACGAATTGTTGCCATATTATGACAACCACAGGTCACTGTTTTTGATGGGTGTCCTGTTAATTCTTTATTGCAATCTTTGCATCTTATTGAAATCATTGTTCTTCATCCTATTCATTGCAGGTGTGCTCTTAACTGCCAAACAAACTTACCATGAGACTCCATCAAATCTTGAACTAGATTAGCAGTTGCATATGACTTTTGATTTTCAGACTCTTCCGAAATCTCTGTCATTAAATCACAAAACTTGGTGTTATTTTCAAGAAGTTCTTGAAGCATTTCTTTTGCTCCAGTTGAACTTGCGGCTTCTTTAATTTGAGTTACCTCAAGCATTCTTGAAAGAGAACTTAAAGGTTTTACATTTAAGTATCTCATATGTTCAGAGAGACGATCAATCTCTTCAAACATAGTCTCATATTGACCACCAAAGAGTTGATGAAGTTGTGTGAAATCTTCACCAACAACGTTCCAGTGAAACGCCCAAGTTTTATGGAATAAAACAAAAAGTGATGACTGGGCATCACTTAAGAGTTTATAAAGTTTTTCCATTATACTTTTTTTCAAATATTTATGCGTTCAAATCAATCAAGGCTCTTTTGAGATATTCATCTTTTATTTCTTCTCCATATGATTGGTTAGAATCTTTTCTCTCTTTACAACTGCCAACACCACAAAATCCACAATTTTTACCTATTACCAAATAATTTAAAACAATATTTTTATATGTTTCAAATGGAGTTTCTTTAAACAAAGAAAGAATATCGACTTTATTTTCAGAAAGAATTGATAATGAATTAAAAACGAGACTCATAGAGGTCTCATGTATTAAATTATTTTTATTGCAAAAGTTTATATAATCATTTTTACTGATATTAAAAAGACTGTAAAGGACAGAATATACACTTCCTATTTTATGATGCAACTCTGTAGATTTAAAAATGTCGGCAACATCAGTTATTTTAGAATCATTCGTAATATCAGAGATTGAATTTTTGTCCCAAGGAAAATTCCAATCATTTTGTACCATGTAATCAATCAAATCTCTTAAAGATTGTGGATTTGGGTTGGACAGATAATTTTTTCTTCCATTTGGATAATCAACTTTCAAATAATATTGTTCATTACTTTTGTCGATTATTTTATATTCAAAAACCTCAATGGCACTCCTTTCAAACCCTCCTTCATCATAAAGATTTTCAAAAATATTAAGTTCCTTTATTCCACAAGCACCAATCCAATCAGTAAAGTGTGGTTGAAATCTCTCCTGAAAAATTCCAAATTTATTTTGATATGATTTTTTAGATACCGTACTACCTAGGTAAAAAATTTTTGATGTCCTTAAAAAATCATATTCGTTTGTTATATTTTTAGAATGTATGTGATGTGCTTTATATGGAATTCCAACACCTTTATAATAATACCTTTGCCCTTTACTGACTCTACCATTTACATACTCAAGAGTTTCTGGAATATGAATGGAGTTTATTTGAGTACCTGCAGAATCAAATATTGGAACTTCCGTCATTTTATTTACTTTAATTTGTATGGGCGATGACGGATTCGAACCGCCGACCTACTCCGTGTAAAGGAGGCACTCTACCGCTGAGTTAATCGCCCGTAGTGAGTCGGATATGATGGTCCCGACTCTTATGAAAGAACCAAAGTCCTTTCAACTCCCCCGACAAGATTCGAACTTGTGACCTGGAAATTAACAGTTTCTCGCGCTACCGCTGCGCCACAGGGGAATAAAGGAAGTTACTGGACTTAC